CATCATCAAAAAAAAAAAAACAGAGACAACAGAGAAAACAAAGAGGTGGTCAAAGACCACAAAGAGATCAAAAACAACAAAAGGATCAAAGACCACAAAGGGATCAAAGTTCAGATAAGGGTCAAAAACAACAAGGTGATAGAAAAGTTGATACTAAAAAGTTGATAAATGTTATGGGAAATATTAAGTTCGAAGATGAAGAAAATAATATTGATAGTCTATGGAATAATGCAAATAACAAATTAAAATATAAACTATATAATGGAAATATATATGATAAATTCAAATGTTTATCAAATAATTTTAATATAGAATTACGTGATAAAATACCAATTAGTGCAATAGATCCAATTACAAATGAAAAGTATAGTGCTAAAGATTTAAAAAGTTTATTACCAAATAATACAGAAACTTTAGTATTTCAAGAAATTAAAAATTTTTTAAGTAATTTGCCAAATAAATTTAAAACGAAAAGTACAAGTCCACCGGGAGGTACAACGCCACCGGGAGGTACAACGCCACCGGGAGGTACACCGCAAGGTAATTCATGGAATGATATAATTAAAGATGCAAAGGATGATATAAAAAATAAAATGAATATTTATAATGATTTAATTGAAGTGAAGGATAAATCATTATTTCAAAAAGGTAATGAATTAATTCAAGATGGTGACTTAAAAAAAATATTATCAACTGTAAATATGTATAAATTTTATATTAAAAAGAAAATATGTGAAACCTATTCTTTAAAAGTTATAAGTTATCTTCAAGAATTACAATCAACTAAAAATGAATTTACTAAATTAAGAGAAAATTTTTTAATTACACTAATAGGATACTATGCATATTCTATAAAAGTAATTAATGATTTTATAAAATATTTTGAGAATAAGTATGTAATACCTTTAAAAATGATTGAACAAAATAAACAGAACAATAAATCTACAAATAAATTGAATAATAGACAGAAAAATACAATCACATCTATCACAACTAATAAAAGTGTAACTCCTGAAATGAGAAATAGAAATTCTGTGATTAGTAAATTTGGAGATAAAGAGAAGAGAATTTTGGAAAAAGTTGATGCTATTATGGCTAAATTACCCCCGCGCAGTAAACAACGTGCTGTAATATTGAAAAAGAGAGAAGAGATTGTGGAAATGTTGATAGAAAAGAAGAAAAAAGAGATGAAAGAGATGAAAGAGATGAAAGAGAGTAAATCTAAATCAACACCAAAAGAAACGTCTAAAAAAAATACCAATGAATCTAAAAAAAATACTAAAAATCAAAATAGCAATGAATCTAAAAAAAATACCAAGAATCAAAATAGCAATGAATCTAAAAAAAATACTAAGAATCAAAATAGCAATAAACAAAATAGCAACAAAAATTTAAATAGAAATAATACTAAAAATTACAATAATGAAAATAATTATGAAAATTATAATAATGAAAATAATTATGAAAATAATTATTATAATAACGAAAATAATAATGAAGATTATTTCTAAATTGGTGTAACCTTATCCGCCACACATTTCTGTCTTAGAACAGATTCCTTGAATTTCTCTTTACTACTTGCAATGTAATCATTAAATTTTTCACATGCATGTAGTTCCATCATATTATGATTACTGCAGAATTTTTTATCACAATACTTACAGTATCCTGTAATAACATTGACTCTGTTTTTGCATTTATCATGTTGACACCTTGACCTTGATTTTGACATTACGTAAATATATAAATATATAATTATATAATTATATTTATATACTTTTACGATAAAATTATTTCAATTTTTATCCATCATGATTCAGATATATATCCATCAAGATTCACTTATATATACATTGTGAATCAATCATCTTCTAACTATAATAATAAGATCTAAAATAGTTTACCGTTTGATTCATATAATTCATTAAACTTTCGGATATACTACGTTCTGTATCAATATTAATATTAAAATTTTCACCTCTCCCACCACCATTATTTTCAGGTTGTATAATGATATATCCATTATTATTATTAGGTGTGAAAATTAAAGGAGTATTAAACATAGGCGATATATAAGAATCATTATTCTCTATTTCCGATTCAGAACTGGAACTATCAACCTTCTTAATTGGAATAGGTTTAGATCTCTTAGTAGATAATGGTTCTGATGAATCCATAGGGATACAATATTGATCATCATCACTATCATGTATGCTATAATCATAATCATCTACCAATTGAGTTAAATCAATATCATTATTATCAATATCATTATTATCAATATCATTATCAATATCATTATCTGTTGATTTTCTGATTAAATTGTAATCATTGCCTAACCATTTATGTTTAAAAAAATCTTCCCACGTTATTCTTTTTTTAGGATTACTTTGTAAAAGTTTAAATAAAAAATCTTTACATTCTTCAGATATATTCATATTAAGAGGTATATAGATTGGTTCAGATTCAATTTTATTAATTAACTCAATGTGAGTTGAGGCTTTATATGGCAATCTACCAATTAACATTTCATAAAATACAACACCAATAGACCATAAATCAGTTTTAATAGAGTATTTATTACATTTTATTATTTCAGGCGCCATATAGATAGGACTACCACATATAGTTTGAGACATAAAATCATCTTCACATCCAGTTTTAAATATTTTTGCAAAACCAAAATCTGTTAGTTTAATATTTTTATTGTCATCAATCATAATATTTTGTGGTTTAATATCTCTGTGAATTATTTTATGTTGATATAAATAATTTGTTGCTTCTGATATCTGTCTCATATATATTTTAACATATTTCTCTTTCATTGGTTTATTATTTAAAAAATCAGATAAATTTCCTTTACTACAATATTCCATAATTAAATAAACATTATCATATTTGTCATACAAATAATCATATAATTTAACAATATTTTTATGTTCTAAATTTTTCATAATATTTATTTCACTCTCTATTTGTTCTTTATTTAAATTTTTATTAAATTTTATATTTATTTTTTTAATAGCAACTACTTTACCTGTTAATTTATCAAAACCTTTATAAACAAAAGAGAAGGAACCATGTCCAATAGGAATATCAGAATATTTATATTTTCCTATATTTTGTTCCATAATTAATATTATACAATATAATAATTTGTTAAATAGTTTTTTTTAATGATATGATCTTGATCGTGCTAATTTATTATTTATACAGAAGAAGAAACATGGTTTAGAATAATTAAAATATTCATATTTTCTATTTGCAGTCACGGGATTTTCAATTTTTTGCATATCAGCATCATAATCTATTGCTTTCTGTCTACCTGGTTTATGAGACCAGTATCCTGATTTATCTTGACGATAAAAGTGGTAATCTTGATCTTCATCTTTAGTGTCAATTGCAATAAAACCTTTATAAAATCCTTTTTTACATTGTTCATCAAAAGATGTGATATACATTGATGGAATATCTTTTTTGAGTCTTTCATAAAATGCCAAACAATTATAATCTTTAGTTCTTAATGGTGGGAAATTTGAAAAATATCCTGGTTGTGGTTTACCACTTCTTTTACCTGCAATGGTATTTAAAACATATGCATAACAATTATGATTATGTTGTACATTATTATCATTCCATTTTGTAGGTTCAAATTCAGGTTCATATCCAGAAGTGGGACTTAATACATCTTGGTAATCAATATCTTTATCATCCAGAGAATAATTTTTATAATATCTGATCATTTCATTGATGGCAATTACATATGGTGATTTACTTTTTTCCATAATATATATATATATATATATTGTATAAAATAATTTGAATAAATCGTGTAACTTAAATAAAAAACAAAGAAAAATAATTAAAAAATTGAAAAAATATGGTCCAAAAAAATAGTATATTTTTATTGAAATTATATAATATGCCTATTATTAAAATAAAATCAGTAAAATATAAACCTGATAATTTTGATTCTAATCAAAATATTAATCAAAATAAGGTTAATAATCAAAATAATCAAAATAAGATTAAGAATCAAAATAATCAAATTAAGATTAACAATCAAATTAATCAAAATAAAAATATAGATTATTTACCGTATGTTAATGAATTAAAGAATGAATATAATTATTTTTATGATATGGATACTGATGATACGCCACTTAAAAATACACAAGAAGATAATAGTATAAATAATTATAAAAATTTAATAATAAATTATGAGGATAAAATTAGTAATTTAGATAAAAAATTATCTGATAAAATTGATAATAATAGCAAATTAATGGAAGAAATTTTATCAGAAATAAAATATATGAAAGAAGATATTTCATATATTAAATCAGAAATAAATAATTTACAAAATGATGGAAAACAAGTAATTATGGAAGTTAAAAATGAATCTTTAAATATAGATGATAAAATCGTGAAGGCAGCATTAAAATTAAATGGGTTATTAGGCGATATGTTATTATTTAAAAAATATTATCTAAAGGATAAAATGACACCAATTAAAAATATCAATCTAAGACATTACGAATATTGGTCAAATAATAAATGGAATATAGATCATTATGGTAAAGATATTATGGAAATAATCTCTAATAATTTAAAAATGACATATGTTAGAGTAAATACAATGGATAATTTTGAAGTAGAACAATTTGTTGAAAATCAAACCCACATTTTTGAATTAACAGATGATACATACCAGAAAAAATTATTGAGAGAAATTGTTAAAGCCATTGCATCCATATAATATAAAAATCAATATAAAAATCAATATAAAAATCAATATAAAAATCAATATAAAAATCAATATAAAAAATTGAATAATATTTTTTATATACTTCTAAACCTAATATAAATGCAAAGCGTCGTACAGTTCAAAGAAGAACATGAGTCTCAATTAGCAGCCTCTAAACTACGTCTGGTAAAAACCAAAGATCAGGTGGGTAATTTTACAAATGATCTAGCAATTTTAGACAATATGATCAATTTCTATTCAGAAAAATTAGATCGTTACAATGGTAATAGCAAACAAGATATTAGAGATTCTAAGAAAGTTTGGATTGATGGTATTATTGCTATTTTTGCCCGATATTCACCTAATCGGAGTGAATATGAATTTGTAGAAACCATTGTTAATAAACTTTACAATTGTAACCAAAATTGGAACACAAATTTAAACCTACCAAGTGAAAAAATTATTAGGATTTATCAAGCATTGATTGATTGTGAGC